AACTGTAAGATTTTTACCTTGCCGTTATTATCGGGATTAGTCGGATCCTCAACTACATAAACATTCACAAGCCATCTTTCTGCCCACACAAGCGAGCTTGCCTTCTTTTTCTCTTCATCGGAGCCAGATCTTAGTAGTTTATACTTTAGCTCTGAAATAGGGTCACGCTCTCCAAAAGTGGTAGGTGAAATTGCAGAAATAAACTTACCTGTTGCGTAACTATTCCATGAATGTTGAAAATAGTGAAAAAACGTTTTTGATGGGTCATTGATATTGGGTAAAAGCCTTACAACATAAGTTTTATCGGGCTCCATTCTCAAAATGTCGCGGTAAGAAGAATTGTTTGAGTCTTGCTTAACGAGCGCTGTCTTAATACTTTCAAACATTGACTTAGTAATATCGTTCATAAGAATATAATATAGTGTTTATTAGAAATATCAAGTTATTTTCTTAAGACCTTCTCTAACTAAAAATTTAAGTCGCTTAGACTTTATAAACATATTATAAATATTATCAATATTTTCTAAAATATTACCCAAAACAAATTTATATGTTTCGAAGTGTTTAGAAATCTTAGTAATTGAATTGTCATACCCCATAATAGAATAAAAATTAATATTATGATTTTGTAAGTGGCTGACAAACGCGGGCAAAGTATTATCCTTAGAAACAAAATCTATATATTCAGAAACTTTAATATTATTTTCATTACAAAAATTCTTAATAAACTTTAGAGATTGTGTTGTATACGTTAAGCATTCTATACTATCGGGTTCAAGAAACTCCAATTGCTTTGTATATAAATTATAAGCTTTTACAGCTTTTGGTGAAATGTAAAATTTTAGGTCAAAAAACTTTTCGTCTTTGTAAATTTCATAAGGTGCCTTAAAAAAAATATCTATATTAATATTTTTAAATTTGTTAAAAAATAAGCTAAGCTTTTTTAGAAAAAAAATTGTCGATTCGTCTAGCTCATCAAAATTTTTTCTAAAATTAAAAGGCTGTTTATTAACCTTTTTGTAGCAACTTAAATGTTTGTTATAAATTAATTTTTCAAAATCATTAAGCATTATAAAACTTCCACTTATGCTTAGCTCTCTCTGCTTTAAGTTTTTTCAAAACTGATGGTTTTGATACTCTTCTTCTATATCTTAAATCTTCTAATATTTCTGACTTTTTAACTTGCTTAATAAATGCATTTAATTTTTTTTCAAAATATTCCTTGTTGGTTGCTTTTTTGGTGTCTAGTTTAACTTCGGCATTTATAATCATAGCTTTTCTCTATTTAAAAATTTCATAATATATTTACTTTTGTATAATGTAGGGTCAAATTCAAAGAATATTTTAAATGCATTGTAATCATTATCAACTTCTAAAACCTGTTTAAATAATTTTTTTATACCTTCATTTCTTAAACAAAGAAGAAAAATATTAGCTAAATTCAATTTTTTACCATTTATAAGATATATAAACGTACAGAACGATAAAAAATTATGCATAGTTTCAGACTCTATTAATTTATACGACGGATTAATTTCGCGTATGTTCATTTATAGGAAAAAACTTTTTTGTAGCTTCAAGAACCGCTTCATTAATTGGGCAATATGCTGCATATTCTGTTCCATAACCGGAAAAACATTTATTAACTAGTTCTCCTAAGTCAACATCGACATTTTTTGACTTTCTAAAATGAGCGGTCTTTTTTTCTAAATCTAAAACTAATGCTATGTCATGCCCTTTCTTTATAATTTTATGAGCAGCCTCGTTTTTGTATTTGTTGCAAAAAGTTGATACAACATCATATGTTTTATTATTAAAGATAATTGTGCCCTTAAATAGCTTTAAGCTTTTTAATGTTATGGCTAGTTCTTTTAAAAAAGCATTAATTTTACTAGTTTCAGATTCAGTAAACATAATAACGCCTGAATTAAACTTGCGTATAAAAGCTTCAACTTTATTAAAATCAGATAAAGTTTTAAAATAATAAAATAGTTTCAAAGGCGTTAAATCATCTTCAAATTCAAACGTTAAGTAATTTTTAACATTACTTAGAAATATTAATTGATTGTTAGTTATAGTATTAGTTGTATGTGCTTTAAATAGCTTTATAAACATTTCTAATGTAGTAATTCCGTCTGAATAAAGGTGCAAATTTTTAAAATTAGGCATGCCTAATACTTTTTTGTTAATAATATATACATTTTTTTTGTCAAGATTTAAATCAAAATTTTTAAAATTATAAAACCCAACGATATACACAAATTTAAAATTGTCAAGCTTAATTTTATTTAGATCATTTATTAAATTGCTTTCGGATGAAACAATAACTGTGACATCTTCTTTTTGTGTAAACCATTTAAAAGCCAGTATGCATGTGGCTGCTTCTATATTAGAAGGCACGACAAAACAATATTTTTCCTGCATTATTTAATTATTTAGGAAATAACAATTTTAATCAATTATTATCTGCAAGAACTTTTAGTGTTGATGCCAAAGAATTACTTTCGTCCGTATCATTAATAGTATCATCTTGTGTAATAGATAATGTAGGGTAGTCTATTCTTAATAAAACGTTTCCAAAATTAGGACCGAACCGATTTTTCATCATGCCTAGATGTATAACTCCTAATTCCCTCTCCTCATCAGTTTGAAAGATACTCATTACAACATCAGCGGTTGCGGCTAAACCTATACTTTCACTAATAGTCGCGATAGAGGGATCATTTTCATTGTAACCGGATCTATTTAATTGCGTTGCAGATATAATAGGGCAATTAAAAATATAAGACATAGCCCTTATTTTTTCTGTGACATATTTTACTCTTTCATATGAATTTGTTCCTGTTGATGAATGAAGTAAATTTAAATAGTCTATAACAATTGCATCTATTTTAATACCTTTAGATAAAAACTTTTTTATAAAAGCATTTAATTGTAGAGGTGTAACTGTTGAAGGTGGAAACTCTTTAACAAAAATTTTAGCGCTTGGGTTTTTTCTATTAAATTCATCAATTCCAATTTTTAATTGCTCTTGTTCGCCTTTAAGTCTAAATAAGGGTATTTTAGTTAAGTTGGAAGAAAGTCTTTTTGCATATATCAACTCGGGCATTTCTAGCGAAATAATTAATACAGTTTTATTTTGTTTTGCTATATTAACCGCAACATTAGCTAAAAAAATAGACTTACCAATATTAGTTTCACCTGCAAATACATATAATGCTCTGCCGTTTTCTTGTAAACCACCGCCAATTCTATGATCTATCCATTGGTAGCCTGTTGAAATAAAGTTTTCAACTTTATTTAAATCATCAACTATAGTTTGTGAATTAGATAAAATTTCAATACCTAAATCTATATTAAGATTAATACTACACGAATTTTCAAACTTCTGTAGTATTTCTGATGTATTAATTTCACCTTTAGAACATTTTTCGGCTACTTCAAGCATAGTTGTATAAACTGCTTTTTCTTTTAAAAATCTTTCTGTATTTTTATAAAGCTCTTCTTCATTAAAATTTTTATCTATATCTTTAAATTTAGATATTGCTTCTTTAAAACTTTCTTTTAATTTATCGTTATTTAGATAGGCTTTAACTTCAGTTAGAGTAGGAACAGTTCCATTTTTAATATAAAATTCACGTATAATACTAAAAATATTTTTTATATTTTTATCCTTAAAATATGAAGGTTTTAAGTGATCGGCAATTGAACCTAAATACTTTTCGTCAGTAAGAGATTTATACAGGACAATATTTTCAAAAAAGTCTAGGTCCAGTTCTCTATCTTGCATAAGCTTATAATATAACTCAAATTATTTGATAATCAAGATGAATATTCAGCGAAAAATTTTTCTTCACTGGAATTATATGAATCATTAAATGATCTAAGACCTGGCGAACAGTGAATAACATTAATAGGCCATGTTCCGAGCTTTAACTTTTTTCTATTAGCATCAATAGAAGAGGAAATATCATAGTGATGAAACTTATAATTTTCATTAAATTTCCAGTCCGCAGACTTTACTTTCTTAACATTTACAGCTAAAAATAAACCATCTAGAAATGTAACTCTCGCCGGTGTAGGACCAAAGCTTGTTACATACCTAACAACATTAGAACCGTCTACATAGTGTGCTACAGCTCCTCTTAAGTTACCACTATTGAAACCACCCGCCATTAAATGCCATAAACAAGGTTTTGTTATAGACGGATTAACACAGCCCGCCAAACCAACAATATCATAGACTTTAAACGCTTCATTTAATTTTTTTTCTAATTTAAGATCATCAATATAAACGTCATCATGTACAAAAACAATTGTATCGTATTCATCTGCATCTTTACTATATAGAAAGTTATTATAGCTAACTGATAAACCGTCAGTATTATTTTTCTTAAAAAACACATCTAGGTGTTCAAATTCTAAACAGCTTTTATACAACTCTGTTTGTGTTTCGTCTTGATTAGGTGTGCAGCTAAAAATGCAAATGCTCATAAAATAAAAAATGGGCTATTCCCTTTAAAGCTAGATACTTTAGTTAGTCCTTCACTGGTTATAATAAAAATAGAATTATTATCTAGCTCGGTTAAACCTATATCAGGAAAGGAAGAAAACTCACATTGCAATAAATTACCATACAATGTGCTCCCGCATCGAACAACATAAATATTTTTACTTTGTGCATTAAACATCCATAGACTATATGTCCCTTCTAATAGTTCCATAACTGTTTTAACTGTATTTAATTCATTTTCATCATCATGTAAATTTAATAAACCTGGTATAATACTACTATCAACG